TCCGAAGCCGAAAAAGGTGGTAGAAACGGAGCCAAAAAAGAACGGCAGACCACACCATAATATCGATAGAAAGCAAGTGGAGGAACTTCTTCAGATACAATGTACGATGGAAGAAATATGCGGAGTTCTAAAGTGTTGCAAGGACACGATTTATGATTGGACCGTTCGGGAAACTGAATTTGATACATGGCGCGAGTTTTCCGCCGCGTATCGTATGGATGGGAATGCGTCACTTCGCCGCAGTATGCATAGCAGTGCAAATGAGGGAAATGTTCAAGCGCAAGTATTCCTCGCTAAGAACCAGTTAGGCATGAATGACAAAGTAGTTACGGTGCATGAAGGCGGTGAGAAACCGATTAAGATTGCGCATGTTGATTTGGCTGACCGTATTAAGTTGATTGAGGGGAAAGAGGATGGGGCGGAGGAATGAATATGATAACAGTAGAGCCAAAGGCATTCACCGGCTACAATATGAGCATAGCGCAATTGTGGGGCAGTGGTCCTAAGTTTAAAATCAATTGCGGCAATTGCTCAATTACATTCAAGCAACGAATTCCCATGGTTGACAGCCCTGGAGTTAAATGTCCTAACTGTGGCGTTGTCAATGTTCTTGAACTGACTGTAGGGAAAAAGGGGGAGGAATGAAACGCTTAACGGCAACAGATCTATTGAAACGAAAGGCTGAATGGGAGGCCCGCCCTCCAACGCCAATAGAGATAAAGGCCCATGATAAAGTAATCAGGCTTGTATTGGGGCCATGTATCGAACGAACCAAAGAGTTCCTTAAAGAGAAGGTGGGCGATAATGCTTAGAATCATAGACATGTCATCAGTCAACGACACTCCAGGCGCGTTTGCGGTATGGGATACGGTGACGGATAGCTTTTTGACTGATAGTGCTGGTGAACAATGCTGGGATAGTATGCATGACATTGATGGCCTTGATCGATTTATGTTGCGCATTGGGCAGTTGGTGCCCATGACTGCCACTGAGGTAGCTCGTAGGCCGATAAATAGGGAGACCACTCACACTCAGGACACTGTTGGATTTCTGTCTAGAGCAGTCACGAGGATGCTTAACGATGCTTAAGTTGGCAATCCGCACCATGATAGCAATTCCAGTAATGCCATTTTCGCCATTTGTCATATTCATAGACCGGACCTATGATGAAACGTTATCATTTAGAGAGGCGATATTGCGCGAGATGGTAAGGATTAAGATCATAGACAATTACACCAGTAAGTGGATAAAGGCGCTTGCTCAAGATGCGTAACCTACTCCTAAAAATATACCACCTGTTCGTGCTCAAGAAGCCGGGAGTGGTGGAGAAGCCTTATTGTCGCTATGTGCCAGTGCCTGCGGGACCACAGCCAGTCTTTAATCCAAGCCTCTCTTATGAAGAGAATCAGCATGTATTGATTGAGTGGCTGGATAGAAGAGTGAACCTGCCACTATTTGACAAGGGGGCGGAGTGATCACCTTAGGCGCATTGACCGGCCTTAGCATCTTCATCGGCTGCATTGTCTGCATTGGATTCGCGTTGATAATAATCGTAATGGGCGATTGACGAGATCGAGTAAGCGTTAGTGTAGCTGTCATATTGGGGAGTCTTGTCGTGTGGGAACACGAGGTGGTTGTAACCCACTTGCTTTAGAGATAGGCGGTTCGATTCCGTAGCTCCTCACCACAGGTTGTAACTCGCTTAATTGAGAGGATGGCTACCATAAGCAACTCCGCATCTTAACAGGTGCGGTTTTCTTATTGAGCCGATTAACATTGACAACGCAGCCAAAACGCGGTATGTGTGGCAGCATGAAGAAATTACTGCCATTAACATTGTTGCTGCTAACTGGCTGCTGGGAACAACGCGCCGAACCCCCTGTTAATCCAGATCCTGCACCCTACGTGCCACCAGAGCTACATTGGGCGCTTGCATGGTTGGACGGAATAACCGTTGAACACATCATTAGAGCAGGCGGATTGTTATGCGCTGCCCTTGGCGTGTTGTGTATATTGGGCGTAGTCGGTGCCGTGATACTGGGCAATAAGAAGATTGCCGCAACATTGGGCGCTGCTGGACCTATGCTTATGATTGCAGGTGGCTTGCTTGCGTGGCTTGGGTCGAACCTTTGGTGGATCGCATTGATCGTTGGCTTAGTGGCTGCTGCACTCGGTGGTTATTGGGTGTGGGTCAAAGGCATCCCTAGTCTGGAAAAGCGCTTAGGCATTGATATTAATCGTGATGGCGTGCTTGGTCCGGCACCTATTGAGCAGGAAGGCCAGGGCTATGAGTAAATTAGTAACTACCTACCTCGCTTGACAAATTCACTCAGCGCCTATAGCTTGCATTCTGTCATTGAGGAGAAAATGATGGACAGTATCTTGCAAAGCTTTCAATTTCAGATTAGGCTGTAGACCGTGAGCAACGCGCCAGTCTACTTACAGGCGAAAGAGGGGGAGACCTTGACGCCAGAAGCAGTTGATCACAAAACCAGCTTAGCATTTGCTGATGTCACCACGAGCATCAACACCCTGTCTGGACGAATAGATAAGGTTGAATCGTGGCAAAGGGACTCGAACGCCAAACTTGGATCGATCCTAACCATTCTCAAGACCGATAAAGCTGTGGAGATAGAGCGCCGTGGCAATTCAGTCAAACAAATCGGCGACCTTGAAGAATGCATATATGATAGTAATGGTAATCCAGGCGTAAGAACGCGACTTGATCGAGTCATGCAACAAATGAAGCTCGTGATATTTATTGGTGGAGCGTTCGCATTGGCCTTGATAAGCATCATCGTAAAAGTATTATCGGGGACATGAGCACCGCCCTCAAGAATCTCACACGCGAGCAATGCAATGATCTTTATATTCAGGTGCTCAAAGATGATGACGTTGAGACGATGCGGGATCTATGCAAGAATGATCTGTTCTTCCTGCTGACCGTAGCCTGTAAACGCAAGGATATCAACCGCGCTTGGCTCTATGATCGATGCCGTGAAGTTGAAGAGAATCCGGACGATATGCTATTCCTTTGGGCGAGGGAGCACTATAAATCTACCCTGATAACTTTTGGCATGACCATAACCGAGATTTTAAACAATCCCGAGGCCACTTGCGCCGTATTCAGCCACACTAGACCCATTGCCAAGGCATTCGTAGCGCAAATTAAGTCAGAGCTGGAACAGAATGAGTTCCTTAAAGACCTATTCCCTGAGATCCTGTATAAGAATCCGCAAGCAGAGTCACCCTGTTGGTCACTTGAAAACGGAATTGTGGTCAAGCGCGCTACCAATCCCAAGGAGCCAACGCTTGCAGGATGGGGATTGATCGATGGTCAACCTATCTCCAAGCACTATTCGCTCGTGATTTATGATGACGTTGTAACCCCTGCCTCCGTTTCAACGCCAGAACAGATCAGCAAGTGTAATAACATGTGGGGCCTATCGCTCTCACTTGGCGCTGCTGGTGGCAAGACCCGGTACATTGGCACGCGTTACCATGCAAATGATACCTGGCAATTCATCATGGACCAAAAGGCAGCGACCCCGAACATCAAAGCAGCTACCGAAGACGGCAAGATTGACGGCAAGTCAGTGTTCATGACCGAGGAAGTCTTGGCCAAACGTAAGCAATCAGGCTCAGCAGTGTTCGCAGCTCAGTACTTGCAAGATCCATTGGCTGACTCTGCTCAGGGTTTCAACGTAGATGACATGCGCTTTTACGACGAACACGCATTCAATTACAGCAGCATGAACTTGTACATCACTGTTGATGCTGCCGGTGAGCGCAAGATGAAGAACACCGGTGCAGATTACACGGCCATGGACGTCATTGGGCTGGGTGCAGATAACAACTATTACCTCATTGATGCGGTGCGTGATCGATTGAACTTGACCGAACGTGCTAAGATCCTGTTCGCGTGGCACATGAAGTACAAACCGCGTGCTGTTGGCTATGAACGTTATGGTGCCATGAGTGACATTGCGCACATGCAAGATAAGATGCAGCGTGATAACTACCGGTTTGAGATCACTGAATTAGGTGGTCAAATGCCCAAGAATGACCGTATTAGACAGCTAATTCCGGTGTTTGAGTACCACAGATTCCACTTTCCGCACAAGCTTCACTTCATGGCTCATGACGGTAAAATGGTTGACTGGGTCAATAAATTTGTTAAGGAAGAGTTCAGTACTTTCCCGCTTTGCAGTCATGATGATGCCCTTGACGCGCTTGCACGCATAGTTGATCCCGCACTTGGGGCCACTTTTCCGCGCACGCAAACACAGGTTCAACGTAAGGCAAACACGGGTCAAAGACGTAGCCCAATGGCGAGGATGAGATAACATGTGCGGAACAGGATCAACCCCGGCAGCACCTCCTCCGCCTCCTGAGTTAGCCAGGGCTAAGCAAGTATCTGGAGCATCATTGATTACCAGGGCTCAGCGCGGACAGTTCAGCGAGAATAGAGTTGAACAACTGGGACTAGAAACCAAAGAGTCCAAGGCGGCAGAAGCTGAGCGGCAACGATTGCGCAGCCTCTCACCACTGCCAACCGGTAAGGCACCACAGGCAAGACGTGGACCACTAGGACGAGCAGTCGGAAAGATATTCTAATGCAGATACCCGAAGGTTACAGACTTTACATTACCAACGTCCAAGGCGGCATGGAGAACGACTTTACTACCTGGCGCGCGTCAAGGTGGTCGATTCAGCAAAATATTATGCCTCATTCTGGGCGTGGACTTGGCGGCACTGGAAATGCGCAATCATTCTCAGGTGGACCAACTACCGGCACCTCGTCTTCAACAGAAGACACCAACGGCACTGAACGCGTTTATCTTTACGACACACAGCCCATTCGCTCGCTTAACATGCTTACTGCTGGCATCCAGGGCGGGTTTGCTAATGAGCAGCGCGAATGGTTCAAGCTACTCACGCATGATCCCAAGCTGAACGAATCTAAGCCGGTTAAGATCTACCTGGCTGAATCTGAGAAGCGCATGCGTAACGTGCTTGCTCGCTCTGGATTTTACAAGGCCATGCATCAAACAGTCAAAGAGGCTGGCGGCTTCGGGACCGGCTGCATGTCTGCGCTGGAAGACTTTGACACCGCTATCATATTCAATCCGTTAACGTTCGGTGAATACCAACTTGCCACCGATGCGCGCCACAAGGTCAACAAGTTCAGCCGTAAGTATTGGATGCGCTCTGATCAGATGGTTGAGCAATTCGGTATGGAGAACGTAAGCGAGGCTGTGCGTAACAATGTCAACAATGGCAACGGTGCTACTACTCGTCAAATCATCCACTTCATCGAGCCGAACACCAAGAAATTCAACGATCCACGTTTCCTTGGCCGCCCCTACCGTGAAATCTACATGGAATGGAAAGGTGACAGTGATGAGGTGCTTAAGATTGGCTCCTATCACGAGTTCCCAATCATTGCGCCACGCTGGGAGACAGTCGGCAATCAAGTCTATGGCTTCGGTCCTGGCGACGATGCGTTACCTGTTTCTCGTGAGCTGCAAATGCTTGGCGAGGAATGGCTTGTTGCTATTGAGAAGAACAATAACCCGGCATTGCTGGCCAACGGTGATATCAGTGACTTAGATATCAATGCACATGCAGGCGGGGTCACATACGCCAACAGTCAGGCATTCACTGGCAACGCTGGCCGACCCGTGCAAGAGCTGTATCAAGCGCGATTTGAACTTGGCGCTGTTCAAGAGAAGATAATAGACAGTCGCGAGGAAGTTAAGAAGATCTTCTTCAATGACATTTTCCGCATGCTCAGCGATGCAACTGGCGGTGGTGCTAAGACTGCCCGCGAAGTTGCTGAGCTGCATGAAGAGAAATTGATCGCTATTGGTCCCGTTGCTTACTCATTTCATACGGAATTATTCACGCCAACCATTGAACGCACCTATAGCGTCATGGATCGCGCTGGATTGTTACCGGAACCACCGGAAGAGCTAGAAGGCGTTGAACTTAAGATTGAATATGTATCGATTCTTGCTCAAGCAATGAAACTTGCTGGCGTGTCGGGCATTGAGCAATTCGCTGGATTCGTTGGATCGGTTGCCTCTGTATCTCCCCAGACCGTTGAGAAGGTTGACTTCGACAAGATGATTGATGATTACGGCAATGCGCTGAATATTAATCCTGAGATTATCAAGACCACGGAAGAACTTGAGGCACAGCGCGCAGCAACGGCTCAGCAACAACAGCTTGAACAGGCTGGAGTAGCAGCGGAAACAATAGAAAACAC